GGTCTGATTTCCCACTAAAATACTCATACCGTTCATGGCGGATGTTCTTCCTTTGCTGTTCTGCTCTCTTTCTTAAAAGGAATATCTTATTGTAAATATCAAAATACTTCGCATGAAGAGCAGGAATCTTCAATGATTCTTCGTGTAGATTGTCTCTATCAATTTCTGAATCTTTTTCCCACATCCTCTGGAGGTCATCCAGATCAATCATAAGTTAACATTCTGTAATGTAGTTAGGTTATAAGAAGTATACTTGAAACTTGCGTCTGCTGTAAAGTATTCTATATCTGTATCTGTAGCATCAAAAGTTAGAGTTGTCAAGCTTGTTGGGAATAAATCTTTAAAGTTCACATTAAACTTAGCATTAAAATTACTACTCAGAATTTGAAGAGTGCCGTCAGAATATATGTCGTGTCCTGATTGTACATAATCTCTTTTAGGTAATGATCCACTACTTTCAAGATCTCTAAATTCTTGTACACTTTCTGGATATCCTAATCCTCTTATCCAGTTCTGAATCTCCATAAAATTTGTAAGGTCTTCATCAACTAAGAATCTTATATTCAAATCACCAAAATCCATCATATCCCCTGGAACTGGTATCTGTCTAAGATAGTTGGGTTGTTCTGTTAAACCAAGACTTATATCAGGAATGTTTGCTTGATTGCAAAAGAATGCAGCACCAGGACTTCTTTTAAGATTAAACTTAAAACCTGTAGGTGCTAAGAAGTTCCTATTTTCAATTTGTGATGGTCTAGTAGCCATTAGTTCATGCAGGTCTCCGTATAGTATTTAGATAAAAAAAAGCACCTCCCGAAGGAAGTGCTTTGTGTAAAGAGATATTAACTTCTCTATTACATTAGATTTTTGACAGCTACGCGACGGTAGTAGCGGTTCTGATTGCTCAGAAGTCCACCAAGTCCTTGGGTTGTACCCTCGGCGAATGGGTTTGCTACGAGTCCGTAACGAGTCTTGAATCCAATTTTTGGTTGGAAGGAGTTTTCTCCGACTGCGCGTACCATCTGGAGAGGTACATAAGGACAATAGAATAGTCCAGCGTCATAAGGAGAGGAACCTTTGTATCCACAAACGTAGTACTGGTTTCCACCTGTAGGTGCTGCGTTAGCACTTGTAAGGTTAGCAGAATATGGGTCAATGTAGACTCTATACTTGCCTTGGAGAACACCAGCGAATGTGTTACCTGTATCATCAACGTTAAGATTAGCGTTAAGTGCAGGAGTGTAGTCAAGAACACCAGCCATGGTTAGTGCAGACGCAACGTCAGCAGAACACATGATGATGTTGCCCTTTCCGCGACGAGTTCTTTGTGCGATTGCGTTAGCATCACGCTCGATTTGGAATAGGAGTCCCTTAAATTTCTCAACAGACCATCTTCCGTTTGAGTCGATGTCTAAGTCGAATACACCAGCAGTAGCGGTGTTTTGTACAGCACCTTGCTCAGCAACCTTGTAGATAGTACGGATAACTTCGCGGTTAATTTCAGCGAGGATTTCTGTACTCAAGATGTTAGCAAGTTCTGCTTCAGCATTAAGACCGTGAATTGCTTTAAGGTCTTGAGCCAGTTCTAAACTGTACTCTGCTTTTAGCGCACGAGATTTGGCAGTAACTGTTACTTTCTCGATGCTGAATGCCATCTGACCGAAGGCATCAGTTCCAGTTCCGCTAAGATTCTCAGCGTCTCCTGTCTGCATACCTTGACCGACGTTGTATCCACGAGTGGATGCAGAAGCTACAGGGTTAAGAACTGCAGGGTTTGTTCCGCTTTGAGCGGTTGTACCCATACCAGCGTTTCCATCTGTAATTCCACCTTCTTCGTCACGGCCTGCGTCCTGACCAGAGAATGCAGAGTCTACTTCGTTGTAGAATGTCTCTGTTCCAGACTGGTTTGTATAGCGTGAACGCATTGCGAAGATCAGTCCAGTTGGTCCGCTCATTGGTTGAACGCCAGCAAGGTCATATGCGACCAAGTTAGGCATTGAACGACGGATTAGACTGATAAGCACTGGGTCGAAACCAGCTGTAGGTCCAGCGGCAGTTGCACTACCTCCGAATCCACCAGCAGCACCAGCAGCGTTTGCGCTGTTAGTTGGTACAGCTTCCATCAGGTTGATACCTGATCCGAATGCTTGTTCTTCTCTTAAAAATTTTTCTTGGTTTTCTAGCAGGACGGCGGTAACCGCTTTACGATGAGGATCTTTGATTTCATCAAGACCTTCATAGTTTAGAAGTGGAGCCCACTTTTCCTGCAATTGTTCTGATTGGAACATTTGCTTTTTTACCTATAAAGTGTTTGTTTTAATAATATGATCAATTACTTCTTAAATGCTGATAGTGACTTCAGGTATGCATTCATAGCAGGAGCGTGTGATACGTTTCCTTCTGAATTGTCTACACCTTCGGAAAGGTTCTCAGAATTAGAAGTTGGAGTTCCTTTTGAAGTGAAATAAGATTCCTTCAAAGTTTCCAATTTTTCACGATAAGATTCTTCACTTTCAAACTCCACACTTTCGGAAAGTGAGGCAAGCTTTTCTTTCTGAGTGGCTGCTAGCCCATCAGAAACTGACTCAAGAATACCATTAGCAACTGACTCTCCGAGTCTGCTGTTTAAACTAACGTTCTTCTCAATCTGCTCATTGAGTTTGGTCTCCATATCATCTAGTTTTTCGACCATGCTCTCAAGTACATCATATTTGTCTTCAGGGATTGATACATAATGTTCTTCAAAGAGCCCTCTCATTCCGTTTAGGAACGATTCGGTCAATTCTGTTTTTAATCCTTGCTCTACTGCAAGGGTATTTTCCGTAAACCACTCATCGGCAACGTACTCAAGATAACTATCAACTCTCTCAGAAAGTGCAGTTTTTTCTTCTGCTACTTTTTCTTCGAGTGTCTCTTGATACTTTGCTTCTAATGCCTCTTTAACTTCAGCGACTTTAGAATTAAGTGCGGTTTCGAAAACAAGCTTTGCTTTCTCTTTAAAAGCTTCGGAGAGTTCTTCGCCACCTAAGAGTGCATTAACATCATCTTCGATGTTAATCTCTTCGACAACTTCTTCTTCCTTAACTTCAGTCTCGGCGACTACTTCTTCTTTAGTAGGTTCTTCTGAAACTACTTCTTGTTCGTCAGTCACTTCGGCCTCGTCTCCTTGCTTTAGAGTTTTTCCTTTGCGATTAGTAACTACATCAGATACCTGCTTAAGATTACCGCCAGGAGTCTTCAGCTTAGCTGAGTCATCGTCTGACTTGTAATTCTGAGGTGTTGGTCCCCCAAGATCTTCCCAGTTTCCTTGGGATGTATCTATAGGTTCGCCAGCTTTAGCGTTGGCATTCACAGCAGTTTGAGACTTGCTAACACCAGCAGCAACATCAATCAAACCTTCTTCCATTCCTTGTTTTTTACCACTAGACATTTGTAGGGCTCCGACTCTTTAGTAGTTAAATCTATATTTATTTAGAAAGATTACAAATTTGATAAGAAATCATTAAATAAATTTAATTTGTTCTCATCTAGTTTCTTCTGATCAATCAATGTGTTGATAGTCTTATATGTTTTAGTAGCAAACTTCTCACGAAGAATACCGCCATCCCATACCCAATCCTTTCCTTCCATAATACCTTCTACGAAAGCATCAGGAGCAGATGGATCAGCAACAATATCAGCAGCAGTAGATAACATAAAGTCATCTCCTACAACATTGACTCCTTCACGGGTTGGTTTCAATGAACCAATACCTCTTGAAGAAACTCCAAGTTTTACACCTTCTTCAATAAGTGAAGATGCAATTTTACCCATTGGTGTACCAAGAATCTTAGCTTTACCAATAAAGTTAGAACCGTTCTCCTTAAGAGAAACGATTTTATGAGAAACACGATCAAGGTTTACAGTTGGACCTTCGGGGTGACCGAGTTCTCCAAGTGCTCTTCCTGATTGAATATGATTCTCGTTATAACGACCAACTTCCTTACGGAGAGTTTCCATAGGATACATTCTTCCATTACGGTTAGTCATGTTACCTTGAAGGAAAATTCCCTCAATATACATGGACTTCTTTCCGCCCCGATTTTCAACTAGAAATTCGACTGATTCGATTTCTTCTCTAATGAGTTTCATCAGGCATCCCCGCTTGTTTGAACTTGTTGGACATAAAGAACCCCACCTGTTGCACCATCTGGTGTTAAGGCAGATACACTATTTGATCTATAAAGTGAAGCATGACAAGCTGGATCGAATGCTGTACTAATTCCAGAAGTATCCGCAGATACTTTAATTCTGGTTTGGAAATAACCATCCCTACCAGAGGAATGATAAACATTCGTTACTTGTGCATTACTAATTTTGGTATCATAATTACTATCACTTGAATCTTGAATAGTAACTCTATCACCAACATTGAAAGGCATTTGTGTTCCTTCTGGACAAACAAGAGTTGTTGCTGCTCCGACAATAACATTAACAACTCTTTGAGATGCTTTTGTTATTGCGATAGTTGCAGTTCCTCCTGCTGGTACATAGTAATCTGAGGTAGTAGCGACTGGTTCAGTACCTATTGCAACAAAAGCAGGAGCTCCTTTTGCAACTACTCTTACTACACTTGATTGTACTTTAAAAGCACTCGAAGTTGCTGCGGCTCCCGCCAACGCAATCGATTGTCCTGCTCCAACTGCTCTATGTGCCATTATGCTATACTTTTGGGTTCATTGTTAGTTATTTATAAAATTATTCCTCATCTGTTTCTTCTTCATCAGATACTTCATCACCCACTTCAGTTTCTGCTTCCGCTTCTACTTCTGTTTCGACTTCATCTTCAGTTTCAGGTTCAGTATCACCGAATAAACTATTTGCAACATCTTTACGATGAGCATCTACTCTTTCTGCAGATTTTGCAAAAAGAATGTCTTTCATCCTATCACTGACTTGTGCAGCACCGTCATCGGCCACAATCATATCCATTAAATCATTATCCATAGTTTTAATAATAAATTAAATAACCTTGTAATATTTATGTATTATACTATCCCTGGTGTAGTGTATACTCCATTAGCATAGAATAAAACGTATTTTTCATTCCTTCTAAACGTTCATGTTCTGAAGAATGTCGATGGGGTTCACCAGGCCAATTATCATAAAAATAATTAAGAGCATCATACATTAAACGAATATCATTTATATTGAAGTTCGCTTTAAGGTATTGCCTCCCTCTTTCGTCCTGGTTTAATTCCAATTAGATCTCTCCACCTTTAGGCATTTCTTTTTTGACTAAAGTTTCTCCCTCTAAATCTGGTTCCATTACTGGAGCATTAGGGTCACCACCCATAGCATCTAAAGGCATTCCGGTTTCTGGATCAACTGGGGCCATTGGGTCTGGAACAATTCCATCCTCAATTTCCTTCTTCATTATTGCATCTTGCTCTTTAATCTCAATATCAGTCTGACGAAGAATCCTACGTCTTATATAATCTTGAGAATAATACCTACCAATATATGGTTCAGCAGTAGCAGCAACATTAATTCTTTCGTTGAACAGTTCTGTCTCTTTTAATTCAGAGAAGTGATTATCGTATAAGAAATCATATTGGATATGATCGCTCATGATATCCCAGTCTTCTGGGGTTACGATATTCTTTAGAATTAACTGAGTCTTCAACATATCGTGGAACATTCTGGAGAATCTCTTCCTTAAACGTCCAACAAACTTAGTGAATTTTAATTCATCTCTTAGTATTTCAGATGAACGACCTAAGTTAAATCCTCCTTCTCCGTCCATTCTAGATGGTGGAACATTGAGACTACGGTACAGTTTCTTCTTGAAGTACTCAATATCAGTGATTTCTCCAAGGTTTTGGCCTCCAGGAAGA